CCTTCACCGCCGTTGACGGCTGGAACAGCGTAGTCAAATCGATGCTAACGGGAGCCCGCACCATACAGTCAACGAAAGCGGACCTATTGGACGGCGAAGAAGTCCCCCTCGTTCAACAGCCCATCCGCAAAGCCAGTTCAGTGGTTTACTTTCATACAGCGGCGAACCCCTTTGGCGGTTGGGCGGCGATGAAGAATCAATTGGAGGGTGAGAAGAGGGAGACTATTTTATGTCGGGCTTATGGAGTCCCTGTGAGGCAGTCTAGAGCCATTTTCCCTAATTTGACCGATAAAAACTTCGTAACATCTGACAAACTGCCCGATTTCTCGGAGGCAAATTGGGTATTATCCATCGATCCGGCGGGAGCAAAACCTTGGACAATGGTCCTATTTGCCATCGATCCTCATGGGGTAGCCTGGGCGGTAAAGGAATTTCCCGACTTCGACACATGGGGAGGATGGATAGACCTAACGAAGGACAAGCTGTCCGCTGGCGAGGCCGCCCAACCGAACGGGTACGGTTTAAGAGATTATGCGGATGAGATTAGGAGAATGGAGAAGATATGTGGTGATAGTGAAATAATTCGGATAATCGACCCCCGTTTAGGAGCGGCGAGTTATCAGAAAGCGGAAGGTAGTTCCAACATTATAGACGATTTATCGGATGAAGATATCATCGTCCAGCCGGCGGAAGCGTTAGACATTGAGACAGGATTACAGGCAATCAACAATCTGCTCGCATGGGACCGCGATAAACCGATGGATTTGGATAATAAGCCTAAACTGATGTTTTCGGATGAGTGTCAAAATCTAATAAGTTGTCTTCAGGCTTACACTCCCGGCGGTTCGCTTAAAGCGCCCGAAAAAGACTTCCCTGACTGCGCGAGATATTTTGCAGTGGGGAACTTCGAATATTTCAGCGAGGAGGATATGGTTTCAACAGGCGGAGGAGGATATTAATTATGGGAAAAGTTAAGAAGTGGACAAAAATGCAGCGTGACCAGGTGGTACTTTTGCGGAAAACAGGAATGTCTTGGCCGAAGATCAGCAAGCAATTAGACATTCCCCGTTCAACCTGTCGGGGGATTTGGATCGAGGATTCGGACGGTGAAGTGGAATTACCGGTCCCCGAGGAGATGGTGGAAAATGCGAAGGTTCTAAAACTCGTTCCCAACCCCCGCCTTATGCTAATCGAATTTACGGATCGGGAAGGAGTGGCGAGATGCGTGAAACGACCCGAAGCAAATCATCCGCCCAAAAGCCCAGTCCGCGTAAAAAAGGTCGATGATGATCTCTACAGAATCATATGAGCAACAGGAACAGAGGATCGATGCCATGCTCAGAGAAATGGTGGTCGAAGAAGGATTGGCGGCAATGGATACGGGAAGAGACCCGAAAACGCACACTCTTAAAGAAATCTCAGAATTTATCGGAGTGCCTCTCGTGGCAGTCCACAGAGTCGAAAAAGAGGCTCTGAAAAAACTTAAATTAATAATGTTAGAATGTGGGGTAAAAAATGGAAATTCAGGAATTTAGCGAAAAAGGGCCGGATGTAGATGCCATCAAAAAGGAGTTTGACGATGCGAAAGCAGACTTGAGCTTTTGGATGGATAAAGCCGAGCAAGGCAGAGAATGTCGATTTAACGAATGGGCTGGAAAGGATGAAAGCGGAAAGAAGAATGGACCGGAGGCATTCCCTTGGGACGGGGCCTCCGATCTAGAAGCAAATCTTATTAATCCCCTAATTGATGGAGATGTAGCCCTCCTTTCTCAATCGCTCAGTCAGGCCAACCTGGTAGCCGCTCCAGTAGAAAGCGGAGACATTGGCTCGGCAAAAATGGTAAGCGAGTTTTTGAAATGGCGGATGGGATCAATGACGGAACTCCCGAGGGAGGCCGCCATTGGAGCGAACTATTTACTGCAAAACGGAATCACTTTTTTCGGGACATATTGGAAAAGGGAAACCACTCGAGTATTTAAGGACATCAGCTTGGAAGAGATTGCACAGATGTCCCCCGAGCTGGCAATGGCTATCCAGGACCCTGAGATGAAAGAGGGAGTTGAGGAGATGCTATTCCCTTTATTCCCGAATCTTAAAAAGAGACGGGTTCGAAAGATGATCAACGAACTTCGCAAAACCGGTCAGGCAAAAATCCCGACTGAAAAGGCGGTAGTCAATCGTCCGGCCATTAAGGCTTATGAATTAGGCAGAGAAATAATCATCGATTCAAATGTGATTGATTTAGAGTCTGCCAGGTCAATTCATTGCATCCACTATTACAGCCCCGAAGCTCTCATGCAAAAGGTCAACGAGGGATGGGATAAGAAGTGGATCGAAGAAGTCCTCGAAAACTCGAAAGGCTTTTATTCGGATGAAAGTTATTCGACTGATTTAATGTCCTACGACTCCGGCAACTTTTACGGCACACAGAATTACGAAGGTATGGTGCGAGTTATTACAACTTATCGCAAGGAACTTGATGAAGATGATGTGCCGATTTGCACAATTACCTGTTGGGCTGATGAAGCGGAAGGGCATGGTTTCCACAGTCCGATGGAGTACGATGAGGGCAGATATCCATTTGTCTGTATTACTCGCGAGAACTTAAATCACCGCCTACTCGATTCCCGAGGATATCCTGAACTTTTAAAGAGTTATCAGATTGCGGCGAAGACCGAAATGGATGCTCGGAGGGACCGTGCATCGATGAGTACTTTACCCCCTGTTGAATTCCAGGCTGGAAGGCGCCCAGAGAGATTAGGGCCGGGGGCGCACTTGCCGGTCCGCCGAAGAGGAGAGGTTGGATTTATGGAGATCCCTCGGTATTCACCGGCAAGTATGGAAGTGGAAATGCAAATCAGACAACTCGCAAACAAGATAACCGGTCGAGCGACATCCGCCGAGGACGCAGTTGAAGCAAACAGCATTAGACAGCACCTCGTTAATCAGTGGCTCAATGGATTTAAACAGATTTTAAACCGCGTATGGTGCTTGGACAGGACATACGGCGGTCCACAAATTTGGTTTCGGGTAACGAATAACGAGCAAGGCGCTCAGTTGATGCTCGATGAAACTGCCGAGGTTTACGATTTTAATATTACATGGAACTCGATGAACCAAGATGAGGAAAAGGTTCTTCAAAAGTTGGATACTGTTGGTAAATTAATGTCGCAGTATGACCGATCTGGGCAAGCCCGTTACGATGTATACCTTCGTAAAGTGCTAGAGGCTATTGATCCTAATCTTGCCGGTCAATTGATCGCCCCAGTTGAAGAGGCAACCGACAAAGAGATTCAGGAAACTTCCGCAGACATCGCCAAGATTGCATCAGGGCAAGTGGTCAATGTACCGCAACAAGGTGTAAATTCTCAACTTCGTTTACAACAGCTTCAGCAGTACCTCCAAGGAACTCCCGAAATACCGGCACAAGATGTTCAGCAAAGAATGCAAGAGGACGAGAACTTTGCAAAGAGACTTCAGACATATGCCGGTCAATTGGAAATGATGCAGACTCAGCAGAGGAACGCTTTAATAGGCCAGCTAGGTACTGCCCCCGGCAATGTACCAGGTACATCAGTAGCCGCTTAACTAAAATTACCATGAGCTTATATAAAAATATCGCTAAGAAGAAGGCTCGCATAAAAGCGGGATCAAAGGAACGGATGAGAAAGCCAGGAGCAAAAGGCGCACCATCTGCCAGTGCATTTAAGAAGGCGGCAAAAACTGCAAAAAAACGCAAATGACTTTAGCAGATGCAATAAGCGGCCTCGGCGAACAGACCGAGTGGCTTACCATTAAAGAATTTATTAAAGAACAAAGGGATATGTGCCTGGTCGATTTTCAGGATTACACCCATGTCGATAATCCGCAGAAACTTGCCCGACTGTCGGGTGAAATTGCTGGACTTACACGAATTATTGAAAGTTTAGAAAATGCCGAAACTGACACCCCATCAGCAGTTTAAAAACGAGCATCGAGCCTTACTGAATCGCTGGCTCGAAGAGAGCGACATTGATGACCAGGAGATGGCACAGATCGCTCTTACAGATGTAGAGGAGTGGATGGATGACGAGGTGATCGGATTTGAATCTGACATGAACCT